AGTCATCTGATCTTAGCAACATAAAGTCTCCAGTAATTCTACGGTATTTTGCACACCGTTTACATTTATATTTATATTACCATCATCATAATATTTCACTCTCATTGGTTGATCTGCACCAATAGCACCATTATCTGTAAAAGGAATAAATGTGGTAGGTGTTTCTGTAATATAACTATCTAAAAATGTATTATATCCACATTGACTGATTGATAGTCTAGACTTTACAAGTAGTTTTCTAAAATCTCTACTATTAATATCAGATACTATCTTTATATCTTTTTTAGTTTTAGCATACTTTTTAAATTTCTTAGCACTATCTGAAGGGTGTTTGTCTGATATTATAAATGTCCACGGTTCTTTATTTGTTGACTGTTTATACATCTCTAATGCCTTATCAAATACAAGGTCAGCAACAGCACCGCTAGCGCCTGATACTAATACGCCGTGTCTTTGTACTTTTGTATTAGGTTTATATAGATCAGTAATATAACCTGTATATTCTAAAGGCACATCAATTAAATCTTTATATGGAAAACTATCTTCTAACTTTATAAAACTTTCGTCACCGTGTACTAAAACTAAATCAATATACTTGTTTATCCATTCTACAATTAACATTGATCTAGTTTCACTATGGGGTATAGATATATCTCTTAAAGAGGTTACTATTTTAATACCTTTGTTTTTAGCAATTCTTATCAGTTCTAATATTGCACCGTGTTTTTCATACCATTCAAATCTTGTTTCAGGTTTACCTGGAAAGTCTGTTGCCATCCAAGCGTATCTCATAAAAGGAAAACCTTCAAGTAATAACACATCAGGTTTATAATCAGATATTAATTCCATCTGACCCACCATTCTTCTTTTCATTTCTTCGTGAGGTATCTTACCTTCTATATGTTGTAGATTCATATAGTGGTGTTTGTTTCTAAGACCTTTTTGTATTTGTTTCATTCTTACAAAATGACCCGACCCTATTTGACTTTGTACTAATCCGTATACCTTCATCCGAAAAACTCCTCTAATGTGCCTTGTCTTGAATGTTGAAATAGATCATAGTCTTTATCACCAAAACACCAAACATTCTCTATGAAAATTTTATTCATAAATTCTGCCTTCTCTTTTTCGTCTTTAAATAATTTGTCTGATTTAGGTCGTTGCATAATTCTCATGCCTATTTGACCTATAAATTTATCTTTCAGATGATTTACTAGTTCATCACTAGAACGATATCGTGTGCCTTTGATTTTAGGATCCATTATATTACAAAACATAAATCTAGATACCTTCATACTCTTTTCGGCAACTGGTAAATAGAAGTCATCACGCCACTTCTCATATTCATTAAACTTAAACCAAGATTGATTCTCTTCTTTGTCGCCGCCTTTGTTATATTCTTCAGTAGAAAAATAAGGCGGACTTGTAAATGCAGTATCTATATCAGGCAGTTCATCATAAGGTAAATCTTCAGCACCACAATTCCATATCTTTACTTTTTTAGGTTTAGGTAGTAAACTATTATATGCCTCAATCTGTTTCATATATCTTGCATATGTATTGGGATTAGGATCACAACCATAATATTCTTCAGCATTACTAGCAAAGAAACCTGCAAGTCTATCACCCCAACCACAACTTGTATCAAGCACTCTTTTCGCTTCAGTCATATTGTAAACAGTCTTAGCAACAATAGGTTTAAATTGTGTTGCGATATATGTACCCAATCTAAAGGCAGATATATAACTCTTGTCTGATAAAACACCGCCTCTTAGTTCTTCTTTACCATCAACTATAACTTTCTTAACATCATTAATGCCTCGCCATATAGGACCGAAACATCGCCAGATATCTTTTGCTGTACCATTATTCCATACTTCTATCGGTGCTCTGAAACCATAACTTGAACAGGCAAGTCTTAGGTCTTGATGATAATAGTTTGATACATCATTGAATGTAGAAGGACCGTCAATCAATCCTAAACCATATTCTTTAAATGAGTATTCATAGTCATCATACTTTTCAAATATTTCTTTTTCTACTTGCTCAATCGGTGTGCAGTATTTACTAAAGTCTGCCTTTTGTAATTCATTAAATTTAGTTCTAACAGTCTGCTCTGTAATATTTTTTAAAGGAAATTTAGGTCTGACTGTCGCAACATATTCTGATAATGTTTCTCTAAACACATCTCTACCATATTCGTTAGTATATTGATCGAATGTCTGATTGTCTAAGATAGGTAGTTTATCTTCGTTGGCGTGTCTCTCTAACAGTTTAAATAGTGTTTCATTTGACATATTCTTTAAACAGTTCAACTCCTTTCTTACAATTCTCTTCCCATTGACTTGCGTCACCTTCATCTGAAATATACTTAAAACATCTGAAAGGTATCTTATATTCTTCACATACAGACGCCAAGGCATATGCCTCCATATCAGCAACATCATATTCAGCAGTAAACTGACTATCACCTTCCCAAAAATTATCACCTGTACCACAGACAAGATCGTCTCTACCAAAAGATGAATTAGGTAAACCTGTATCTATCATACTTTTACCGAAAGGTGTTTGATAAGTTTCAAATCCTAATTGTGTGGCATTCATGTCTCTTTGTACAAACTTTCTAATCTCATATATTTTACCAACTTCTACTTTTCTAGAACATTTAGCAGCAGTACCATAGTTAATAATTAACTTAGGACTTTGTGTAAGTATATGGTCTACTAAAACCATAGTGGCATTTACTTTACCTACACCTGTTATTAAAACTGTATTAGATAAACCTATGACTTCTTGTTGTAGTGCCGATACTATCATAAAAAGAATACAAACAATGGCAACCCAATTATAATGGATGCTACTGCTATGATTCCTACTATTGTGTAAAATGTATTCATACGCCTTTAATTGAATCAATCCCTCTCTCTGGACATAGATATTTCCAACTGATAGGAAATTCTGTCATTAAAAAACCACTAATTGCATTTGCAAAAAATCTTGTCTCTTCTTGAGTATCATTTTTAAGTCTTAGATTACAGACACGAGCAAAAGCATATAATGTACCCGACCATATCCATTCTGTTTGCATACATTGTGGCAATACAGTTCTCGCCTGTTCAGGTGCAACTCCGAAATAAACTAGTTCTTTGTATATCTTTACCGACTCTTCTAGATTTCTATTGTATCTATCAATTACTTCAGGTGGTAAATCAATAAGACCACTAGAACCTTGTTTAGAGTTTTCAGGTTTGCCTCGCCATTGATCTATCTTTCTCAATTCAGGTTCATATGAAACATATCTTCTCGATACTTCATTCCAAGATAAACCTACTTGATGTTTTACTAGTTGTCTTGCAACATAAATTGGTGCTTGTATTCTAAACTGTATTGTTGCATGAGCAAACGGTGACCAGTGGTCGTGTTCTACAAGATACTTGATTAGTTTCTCATCTTTATCTGTCATTTCATCTGCAATCTTTGAGTATGAAACTCTAGCAGCATTTACCACAGATAGATCACTACCCATTTTATCTATTAGTTCTACTTTCATATTCTCCTCTTTCTAAAAAATCTTCGCCATAATGCCGACCTAGTCATTGACACCATAGTAAATATCAATGCAATTTGAAAGTTCTCAAAGATTGTAGGGTGTAGGTCAAACAATGGAAATATTGTTATCTGAATTGCAATAGATAAAAAGAAACCACTACCTACATCTATTATACTTTCTACTACATCTCTACTCATCTAAAAAATACTCCACAATTAATACAAAACCATCCATTTCTTATATGTTTAAATCCACATCTATCACAAATAACAATCTTTCCAATGATTATCATCCGAAAAAACTTTCTAGTGAGGCAGTTCGTTCAAAGTTCCAACCGATTGCACTCACTATAAATCGTAATGGATCTAAAAATGACTTTTCAAATTGTTTGTCATAGTCAATATATTGTTGTAAATTAAATTCTTTAGGTAGTTTTGTAATAAAAGATATAACATTATCTTTAAATGGATTAGGTTCTTTCAATGCAACAAACTTAATCTTGTCACCCTCTTGAATTGCCTGATACTTATTTAAAAGACTACTGTTTTGTCTCAAGTTTAAATTATATAATAAGGCACCTTTTACATGAATGGGTGTGTGTTTTTTATAGATAGTTTCTTTACTTTGATATTTTAACAAACCGTTTACACCTCTAGGATAAGCAATATCTTCAACAGGTAGATTTTTAAATTCAGTTCTAAACTCATCAATAAAATCAATCAAGGCATTTTCATCTTGAGTCATTATAACAGTTAGTGCCTCTTTAATCTTTTCTCTACACGCCTTTGGTGTTGATGACTTAACTGCCTCAATACCCATAATCTTTAGTTTAGGTTCATCATAATCAACACCTTCAGAATTATATACATTTAAAATATATCTTTTCTTTGCAGTCCAGATACCTTTGTTGGCAATCACTTCTTTATCCATTACCATCTTTTGTTTATAGGCGTGTGTATAATCTGCCAACTCTTGATACTTTTGATCTATATAAGGTTTTAGTTTTTGATCGCAAAACTTATCTAGTATTCTTACAGTCTTTTTAATATCATCACCTAGACCCATTTTCTTAACAACATCACCCATACGAATATAGATTGAGTCTGTATCTGAAGCAACAACATAATCTACCTTTTCTGTTTTCAATAGATTGTTAAGATACTCATTAACTCTTCTTTGAATATAACGAATAGAATATTGACCTGCAAGTGTGATACCTTCTGCCTGTCTTACATCATAATATCTACAATACTTATTACCTATGGCGCCGTAGGCACTATTTAAAGCAATCTTTCTTGCCATCTGAATATTATTATATCTTGCTATTTCGTTCTGAATTGTTTTATTACTTTTATCTTTTTGTAATTTCTTTTGCTCGGCAATCATCAACTTTTTATATTTACTTCTATCTGTATAATACTTCTCCATCAACTCACCCAAGAAACCAGGTTTATCAGTTCTAAATATGGCGCCGTTAGGGGTCATAGTTCTTTTCTCAAACTTAGAGAAATCAACTTTGCCGTCAAGCATTGAATCAACATTTGCAAGTTCTGGTTGGTGTCCGATAATTGTTTCAGGTGATATATTGTATTGCATAATTAAATGTGGATATAGACTATTCAAATCATAACTCACAACCCAATCGTGAAACCCTACAATAGGATCTTTTACATAGGCACCTTCATACGGTCGAGCACCTTCGTGTTCTTCTTTTTGAGGTATAACCATATTCTTTTCTTTTAAGAAGTTAAATATGATTGCATCCCACATGGTAACTTGTTGGAATACTTCTTGATAATTAACTTTTGCTTCATACGCCATAGTTAAGTGTAGATCAATAAGTTTCATCTTATCGTCTAGTCTATCAACTAATTCTACATCTTGTACATTGTAATCTACAAAGGACTGGTAGTCCTTGGTGTACCACTCTTTAAAACTTTCATAAGGATTGTCATCTTTAAATTCACCGAGTTCTACACCAGCAATATAATTTAAACGATAACTCTCTTGTCTTGAATAAGTATATTTCTTATACAAGTCTAGATAGTCTAAGGTTGATACACCAAGAATATCATAATAAGGTAATTCATTACCGAATGAACCCCCTTGAGTTTTTGCTTCTACAATACCCCAAGGACTTAATCTTTTAATTTCATTCTCACCCATAAGATACTTGATACGATTTATAACATAAGTCATATCAAAAAATTTAGAATTCCAACCGGTAACAATATCAGGATCATACTCTTGCCAGAATTTTAAAAACGCTTCGAGCATATCTCGTTCAGTTGAAAATTTTAGATAGGTAACATTATCATTTACATACTCGCCTGTGCCGAATACGATTATTTGTTTGTCATTGAGAGACTTTACAGTTATGCAAAGTATAGGTTCTATTGTGGTCTTAGGGTCTGGGAAACCGTTTTCGCACATTGTTTCAATATCAATCGTGATAATATTAATATTATTTCGATCCCATTGAATGTGACCTTTGAATTCATCTGATATAAAGGCGTGATGGTGTCTAGTATTGCCAAAGTATTCAAACCCAACAACACCCTCATATTGTTTTAACCACTCTCTTAATTCGTAAGTAGAATCAAAAGATACTTTCTCACACGGTCTACCGTCAAGAGTTTTATACTTTGTATCTTTTTTTACTGGTATGAATAATGAAGGTTTGTAGTTTATTCTTTGTTTGACTCTTTTACCATTCACGACTGCTCGTGTTAGTAATCTGCCTCTATGGGGAATAACGCTTGTGTAGAACTTCATATATTCATTATAACAAAATTTGACTTAAAAGTCAAGGATTATTCCGTGATTAATCCTTTTGGTGTTTGTATCAAACCACTACCAAAGTTTTTGTTATAATGATTTAGTAAATCTAAACCAGGTTCTTCTACGATAAGTACATCTTCTTTTTTTATATTGATTTCTCTTTTATCGGTGAATGGGAACCAAGGGGCAAATTGTAGTGTGCCTTGTCCTGTTTCGCCAGCGCCAACAAATCCTAATGCCATTGGTTTATCCATGGTATAAGAGTCTTTCATTTCACTTACTTTCGCAATTATAAAATCGCCTACTTTTAATCGTAGGACTTTCACTTCACTTTGTGCCATTATTTTTTCCTTTTGTTATTAATAATATTTTAATCTATAGCATATTTTGTGGTCACTATAAACTTTCTTGCTGGGTTTACTGCCACATTAAACATCTTAGACATCACATAACGACTGAACAGAACATCTGTGCCCATATCGCTTCTATCGTTTAATCCAAACATCACATCTGAATAGGTACTACCTGCAAATTCTACTTCAAGTTTAACAACTGGTCGTTTGTCTGAACCACCGCCAGTTTCCGCTTCGTATGTTTCTATCAAGTCTGTGGTAATAGTTTTACCTCTTAACTTGAAAGTTATCTTTTTGCCGGATGTTTTAATATTTTCTGCATGAAGAACCGAATATTGACCATTACCTGTGTCAAACTTAGCAATCATTTCACCGAATGGTTTTATAGTGATAACTTCTCTATGACCACATTGTGTAGCAACTGGATATCTAACTTTTTCATCTGCAAAATAATCAACAACTTGTTTTACAATATTTCTTCCTGTTGCCTTTTCAATACCTTCAGTACCTGCTGAATGATTTACTTCTAGTATGTATGGTGGATCTTTTTTAGGATTCTTTGACGGTATAAAATCAACAGCAGTAAATACGCCGTCCATCGCCTTTGAAGCAAGTAAACATTGTTCTATTTCTAATTCTGATAATTCATATTCTGCAACGGCAGCGCCTTGAGAAACATTTGATCTGAAATCGCCTTCAACAACACTTCTTTTCATTGAAGCAATAATCTTACCGCCTAGTACGAGCACTCTTATATCACCATCAGTTTTAATATACTCTTGAATAAGTAAATCAATATCTTCATTTTGAGAATAAAGTAATTGTATTAGTCCGTCCATTTGTCTTTCAGACTCAACAAACAATACACCGACACCCTTTGATCCTTCAAGTGTTTTCATAATAATAGGATAATCTGTTTCTAAACTTTCAAACGCTGTCTTCCAGTTATCTTCATTAGGTATTAATGCTGTCTTAGGTTGTGTTAAACCAAAGTCTTGTAATTTAACATATGATCTGTATTTGTCTGAAGATATCTCAACAACTTCTCTACTATTTACCATAGTAATACCAGTTTTCTCTAGACGAGATACTAAGTCTAACCAACTTTTCTTTAATCTAACTGAACCTCTAATGATAGCAACTGTATCGTGTCGATCTATTACAAATCCTTTTTCATCACCCTCGTTATATATTGTATATACACCATCTTCATAATCTATAAAGGCGCCTTCAACTTGTAAAACATAGACTTTATGTCCTTGTTTCTCACCTTCTTCTTTAAATCTCCTAGCAGTACGAAATAACTTTTGTCCTTCGGGTGCTGGGTCAGCAGAGACAACTAGTATCTTATACTTCTTTGATTTTTTTTCTTCGGTTATAAAGTCATTAAACTTAACTGGTTTCATCTACCTTTTTACCTATGTTATATTTCGTTTCTAAAGACCAATTGTTTTTATCTTTGAATGAAATAACTTTTATTTGAGATAATGGTGCCTTTGCTGTGGCATTATCTGGATTTATAATACTAATTAGACCCCAATCTGCTAG